AGAGAGAGAGCCCCCGAAGGGGCCGTCCTGATGGACGCTCACGTAGTGAGTCTCGCCTTGTTATACAAGGACTTGTTTATCCAAGCAAGCTCGGAATGGTGATCAATCCACGGTTGTCTATAAGACGATCTATCTGTTTGTGCTCGCTACAGACAGCGATTATGGCAGAACGAGATGCACCGCGACTGCAGATGAAGGGTAAATCTCCATCAGATCGAGGTACATGTCGGTGGCCGTCTCGGGGCAGACATGGAACGACAGTGAGGCTACGATTTCGTGCTCCATGCACGATTTGATCGAAGCTTCAATGACTTCAATGTCCTTCAGCTGCGACTCGTAGCTACCGATAAGCTTTACGCAAATCTGAGCTGCATGAAGTGGCTGGACGACGGCACTTGATGAGACTGACATTCACAATCCTGCAACGTTTGTTGCAAATCTCGGAGAAGCGTCCGAGTCGTAACCTGGTTAGACAACTTGTGTCGACGGCAGAGTTTAATCAAAAACTCGATCGCTGTCTTAACATCGGGAACGGTCACAATGGAACTTCTACCTTCGTAGTTGACCCAAAAAGCGCCATTCTCGGTGGTCAACCGGATGGTTATATCGAACGTACCGCCCTTCGTGACATCGGGAAACATCCGTAATTCACGATGCAGTTCCGGGCTAAGCCCAACCCTCTTTGACATGCTGATTTCTCGCAGCCGCAACCACCGCAACAGCGGAGTTACTTTGTTTCGGATAGACCAACTTACCCGAAGTAAGGTACTGTCCGGCGGCTGGAGCGCCTTGGTTGTGATACAGATACGCGATTTCGTTAGTGAAAACGCGGCCTTTGAACGATGACTCGTAGGCTTTCTTGTTCTCAAGATACAAGAACCCGATCGCGTACAGAGAAGCATTCAATTGGGAGGTACCCTCCTCATACTGAGGAAGATTGCGCCCTAAACGACGGAGGCCATCCCATGTCTGCCGGTTGAACTGACCCAAACCACGAAACGAGCCAGAAACGGTGGTTTCAATACCACCGGCCACCACGAAGTTCTCGATTGGCATCAAGAACTTGTAGTAAGAAGCCGGAACACCTATCTCCGAAGAGATCCGTGCTACAGCCCCGTTGATTTCCGCGTCGGAGAACCGAACGCGGCCAGCAGCGGACTGAGCCTTGGGAAGGAGTGCTTGCAACTCTACAATCGCCTTTTTCTGAGCCGGAGGTAGCGCATCCATCGCGCTCCGGGTCTCGTTACCAACCACCCCGTCTGCCCGCACCTTTTGTCCGAGGGCGCGCAGCGAGTATTGCACCGCGAGGGCGCTATCCTTGGACACGAGGGGTTACGCCAGGAACGGAATGTTCGCCAGGACCGCTTTGCGACCTTTGCGAGCACCACGGTAGCCGATCAGCTCGCCAGCCAGGCCAGCAACAACGGCCCAGGTGACAACCGAAACAGCTTGCTCTTGACGAGTCACGAACTCGTGCTTGGCGTCGGCGTCGAACAGGCCCACAGGGGACTTGATGACGTCGAGGATTTGCGTCCCAGTCGAGCGTTCTTTTTCTTCAGTGAACGCTTTGGTGGTTGGGTCTTGCTTTACCAGAGGAAATGGCATTTTTACACATCCTTACGATGAACCAATTGCACGAAGCCACACGAAGTGCATCGATGAACAAAGGTTGGAGTTTGAGGTACATCAGTGATCTGATCAACATGATCGCACTGACGACAGGTGAAAGGCGCAGCTTCGACTTCTTTCGGCTGCTTCCGGATCAGGGGGAACACCCCTTTAGCCAGAAAGGCAGCTGAGTCTTCGTACTGCGTGTCACCAAAGCCGACAATCGGCAAATTTGACACTTTGTGGAGCAGTTGAACCAGGACCTCACCATTTGGATCGGACTCAAGGTAACTTACCACGGTCTGCGCAAGAGCGAATGAACCCTCTTCCGTGTCAACGATGCCTTGAACGGCGGGCATCAAAGCACCGACGGTCGCAGCGGGGTTGACATCAGACACAACAGAAGCGATTGTAGCGAGAGACAAAGGTTTGCCTCCCAACACAGCCGCTACCGCTGGCATCGAGGAAACTCGACCCAGCGTACTGTCAATGGCGGCAACTTCAGCACCGGAGAGACCCAGAGCTTTAGCGGCCATCTGCACTTTGACAGCAGGCGTGAGGTACTTCAGGAGTCCGATCATCATTAGGAGCGGTATCCCATGTCATTCAGCTGCAGTTTCAGGCCGTAAAACTTGACATCAAGTTCCAGGGCTTGGCGCAGGCGAATCAGGTTCGACATACCACCGACGTAACGAGCGGCGTCTTCGATCAGTTCCAGCTCTTCGCGGTACTGGCCGAGGTTGCCGATGAAATCGGGCTCGATGGGGTCGGCTTTGAACGACAGGTCTTTCAGCATTTCGCCGACTTCTGGATGGTTTTCCAGAAGTGTTTGATATGCGTCATAACCACTGGTGCCGATCTGGGCAAGTGTCAGACCAGCTACGACCGGGCTGTTTTTGACCGCCGCAAGAATTGCGGAGGGGCTGGCTTTCGAACCGATCGTTGTAGCGATACGGGAGATCAGGCCAGGAGTAGCCGCTATGGCACTCTCAATTGCAGGTACGGCCGCACGGGCTACTACGGGCAGCAACATGTGCGTATTCCTTTATTATTATTGGGAACAACACCGCTAATCCAGGGAAGGAAAGCAGCAAAGTCTGTTAGGCGTCCAGACCACCCTCATCCTGCAAGCGATCTCAATGAAGAAATCGAACCTACTCGGTTGTACGAAAGGACAACATGCTTTCGAGGGCCTTTGCGTCGCCTCATGGACCTTGGTAGGTATGAGGGTCGGCTTGCACTAGGGGTTTTCACCCTAACCTCCCCGTGGGGATCCGACCTGAGCCGGGGAGCCCCGCTAGGGGCACTTATATAAAAGATATATAAAGTTTTTTTCC